CTATTGATGATACAGAAGAAGTTGACTAGTATGCAAATATAAATACTATGCTAATATAAATATTTACAGAGTTTAATATATAAATATTTATATACATATAGTAGTAATGTCAGTTTCAGTCGACCGAATAAATGCGCCCCTTAATTTTAGAACATCGAATACGCTTATTACTACCAAAGTTCCCCATTATCCTACAAAAGTAGATACGGGTGTGCTTATTATACCAGGCTGGACGCGTCCAAATGCAAATGGTGTTCATCCAAATATAAATTCCGCTGATTTTAATGGTCCAAATTTCAAGGCACGTCCATTAAAACACTGGCGACGCCAGTTGCGCGTATACAACAACAACGGAAAAGGTCCATCAAATAATTCGCGCAATGCTACTATTGCTACTCTTGACAAACCAGGAACAGGTGTTTATCACTATGAACCCGATTGTGCATGTGTAGCGAATGAAGGTGGTAATTCATATATTGTTGCAAGCAACAAATTTGGTTATGAAACACAAGGAAATTTATACTCGACGCCACAGAATGACGTTACAATCCAAAATAGTGGCTCTAATACTATCCCCTATAATGCCACCGAAGCTGAAATAGATGACCCTACCAATCCGGCATATAAAGTGATAACCGGATTATATAATACAAAATGTATGAATTGTTCGCCGCAGTCAAATATAATACGTCGATCAATAGTTTATAATAGTCAGGCATATTATGAGACAACGCGTGCGAAACTACAGGCGAGATGCCAAACATATGAGCAAAATATATCGACGACTCCCGCAAATGGTGTGGCATATTTTAGCGTGAGCGGCGAGCCTCTTTGGCCCAATGATACACCGACAGGTCCGCAAATTGTTGCACCCATTGAGTTTGGAAGTACTACATACAAGGGTAATTTTTTTAATATATATAACTATACGATTGGCATTACATCACTTGGTCCAGTATCTCAAGTAAATACGCCTTTATTTACCCCAAAAATAAGATGCCGACTTTCTTATATAATTGCAGGATTTTATGTAAATTTTCCATCGATTGCATCTTCTATGCGTGCGGTTGTATACGACTTGGCGAACAATAGTATATGCGTTAGCGAAAATAATGAAAATACCCTTATAAATATATTTTCACCTGCAACGCCATCATTTAGCCAAGCAAGTTTATCATTCTATTTCCCAGAAAATATATACATAAATACAAATACGTCATATTATATAAAATTTGAAACATTAAATACGACAAATTTTTATTATATAGTTGATAATACGATTCCTGGTTCTCCGCTTACGGGGACACTTGTTGCAGAGCCGTTATATTGCGAATCGCAAACTATTTATAAGCCAAACAATGTAACATTTGCAAAACAAGGTGCAGTGTGTGGTTCCGTTCGCACAAAACAGCTTGCGACGAATTCTGTGCTTTTGAATGGTAATGTTTTTTATAGTGCCGCAGGTGCATCCGCCGCGAATGCTGGACTATACCAGGGGACAAATATATCTGGTAACTACTACGTAAAGACAAAACCGGTTATACAAAGTTGTGCTGTTAGGGATACATCAAATGATGGCAACCCGCGTAATGGGAAAAGGACAAAATGTTTTTGAGGTGGTTGGTTGTTTGGTTGTTTTTTTGTGATTTGACATTGTTCGTAAATATAATATAAATATAAAACCATACTATATTTATAATATAAACAATCCATATATATGGCTGATAATACACCGCAACCACAACCACAACCACAACCACAAACGCTACTTCCTTTTCAAAAAACAAAAGAACAACGTGTTGCTGATATTAAACCGATTATTCATAAACTATGCGAGCTTCAGTTAAATATGTCCTATGAACCGATTCGCAAGATGTATAAGATGATAAATGAATACATAAAAGAAGGTGAATCTCGTAAAATAAATATTGCATTTCCGGAGGTTAAACGACGAATCAAGGGTTTTTTGTCTGATGATACTCGCAAAGAAACATGGATGAAATTGGAGGCGGATGACTAGCACCGGATAATCTATTTGTCCGAAATTCAACAATTGTTTTTATCTACTATTATTTCCTTTTCAATATGTTTTATGATTTTACGCTCATAGTTGTAATATTTTTCGATTGGTTCACATATTGAACGCACCATAGTCAGGTACTCGATTTGTTTACTTTCCGTGTCCATCCAGTCAGGGTTATCATTGGCCCATTGCTGTAAAGCGTTTCGCTCTTTATCTGCAATTTTTACGATAGTATTTTTCATTGTTGTATGATTCTCGTCTTTGTGCCACTTGTCTTCGTCTTTGATATACATAGTGTCGCGCTTAATATCCGTGCAATGAATTGGACGTTTATATACATCCAATTCTTTGAGACCTTTTATCATAACATTCGTTATACCACGCGAAATGCCATTCTTTTTTGAAAATAGTAAATCATCTAGCGTGATTTGCAATGAGTCAATAAAGTCCGATATATTGAGAGCGTCTTTGCATTTCTCATTTAGAAAAACATTTAGATTGAAATTATTCGTTGTATTATTAGTTGTATTATTTGTTGTATTATTAGTTGTGTTGTTTGTGGTGTTACCTATTTTGGGTATTATACTAATTATTTGTTCTTGTTGTTTTTTTATTTGGTCTTGTTGTTCTTTTATTATTTTCATCATTTCTTTATTATCATTTATCAGTTCCATAAACATATGTTTTGTTATAGTATTTTTACTATCAGAACATAAAATATCATCATCTACGTCTTTAGTATTTTCTTCCATATTGTCACTATAATTGTTACCTGCTATAGTCTCATTATTTTCACACTCTTCTTTCGAAGACTTGTAAATTAGACAAGTTCGCTTATGCTTTGCTAAACTTGTATGGTGTATATATTCCTTACCACATATGCAGTTATTTTTTTTATCTTTAGATGCCGGCATTTTTTCAGTAGTCTCATGTAGTCTTTTATGCTTGATGGTCTCGAGGTGTCTTAAGTATTCTGCTTTTCTACTGCATTTAAAGTCACATGTTTCGCACACAAAACTTGGTGTTTTTTTTGTGTTTTTTTGGTTAGCCATTTTCATATATATAGACTACATAAAAAAATTCCTAAACCTTTTTCATAAATATTGTAAAAATGTCCAAAAAGTTATCGTAACAAATTTTTCAACTTAAAAAAGCAAATGAGACCATTATGGTCTGAGTGAGGTTTTCAATCTTTTTTTCAAATCTAGAAATGAAAAATCAAAATTGGACATTTATAAATGTCCTTTTTTGAAAAACGTAGAATAGATTTGAAAAAACATTACATCAATCATTCAACCACCAGAACTCTCCATTTCACCGAAATTCTATAACATACCTAAAAAACGATATTCTCATCTATCCATTTTTTAATCTTTATATTCGTAGGTTCTAGAATTTTATTCAACCCTTCTATGAGTGTTTGGTAAGCATTATCATTTTGTTCCATAAGTATGAGTGTATTATATATAATGTAGTATATTTCTTGACTATACATATCGGTAATTCGTATGAAAACATCGTCGATCTTTTTAGTGCTCATTGTCTCGCTAAGTTTGCTGGTATTTTTTTGCGAACTTGTATCCGGTTCATGTTCTTCTTCGTTATCATCATCACGCAAGACTTGTTGATTCTTTACCTTTTTCTTATTTGATTTATCTTTTTGCGTATCTTGAGAAGCGTGAGAAGCGTGAGAAACAATTAAATTATCCAACTCATAATTATAAACATCAGGGCGCTGATTTTGTTTTGTCATTTCAGTGTCAGTTTCAAGGATATTTTTATACATTTGCAATGTGTGTAGAATATGTATTTTCTCAGTTTGACCATATGTTCGAATCAAGTTACCTATTCCATTTTTTGCAAGTTCTATTAATAATTCATATAATTTTTTATTTACTACTTTCGCAGAATTCTCTGATTCTTTTACTGCTACGCCTGTTGCGACATCGTTGCCACCATTGCCACCATTGCCACCATTGCCACCATCCCTCACGCATAAAAAATAGTAGAATTTTTTAAACCGATAAAAAATATTGAATAGATAAAACAAGTCTTCTTGGGTGTCGTTGTTATACCATCGAACTAACGATTGGGAATAATTAGGGGGTTGTATATATAATATATTATTGTGAATTGTTAGTTTTGTTCCGATAGGTGTAAAAGATAAATAAGCAATTTGCAGTAGTGCTTGAAGGGGTTCAAGAATCGTTTCAAAACGTTCCTTTCTTTTCTTTGTTTTTATTGTTTTATATAAGACATTTAGTGTTGCTTGCATCTTGGTTGTTGTTGTTGTTGTTTGTATACTATTCGTATTATAATTTTAATATATTTTTATCGTATAACACAAAAATATATTAACTTCGTAGATATAATATATTAATTTCGTAAATTTGTATTTTAGTAAATAGTAAATAGTAAATAGTAAATATTATACCATTGATTAATGTCACAAAAAAAAGAAGTAAATGGCATTATCCTTATTTTATCATGTCAGAAACATAAAGAAACAAGACTAAAAGAGATAAATTTAAAACATACGTCTTATGAGAACTGGGAAGTTGTACATGTAATAGGCGACTTTTTTTTGCCCACGAATTACAAATATGAAAACAACGAAACTACAAATGGTAAAAATTATTTATACATGCGGTGCGAAGACTCTTATTTACACTTATTGAAAAAACTAGTTTTATCGATAAAAGCGGTATATGAAATATTCGATATAAAAGAAGGAGTATTACGTTGCGGCGATGATTTATTTTTTAATGAAGATAATCTGTTTACATTTTTAAAATCAAGAAAATATGATTATTATGGTCAGTCGAGACACTCATATAGTTACAAATGTGTCAATAAAAATGAACTGAAAAAACTAAAAATAGATAATTTTATGACAAGATATTACGAAAACCACCCTGAAGATTTTTTGAATCCTCAACATAATTTAAAAAATGTAAATATATCATTATATGCTGTACGCCCTGATTTATATGGAGCTGCTGGTGTGTTTTTTTATTTATCCAATAAAGCGTGCGCGGTATTATTAAATCATCTTGAAAAAATAAATTTTAATATCTTGCACCGCGACCAGTTTACAAATTCATATCCATATATTATTGAAGATTGTGGCGTTTCTTTTATAATGTATATGAATGATATAGCTTTTATTGATAGTCAATCGTTTATTTATAAAGGTAATTCATATCAAGCAAATATTTCAGAATTTTATAAATCAGATACAATAGTTATGCATACGAATAAGTATAAGTAGTCATATGTATATTTCTTTTATTCTCTTGTTTCTCTCGTTTCTCTCGTTTCTCTCCTCTTTACACATTGTTATTCTCTATGTATATCGTTGCGCTTTGAATAATATCATCTATAATAGTTACTATAGTATTTGATTGTGTTTCTTCGATGTGTTCACCATCTTGAATCGATAAAGTACTAGAATTTCGATTAGTTGTTTCCCCTTTTCTATTATTATTATTATTATTATTATTATTATTATTATTATTATTATTCTTGTGTGTATAGTTTCTATTTTTTAAAAATGTATTTCTTTTGAATGATGAGTTATTATGACTAGTATTCGTATTAACACCATTTTCATCGTATATTCCAGAT